GGAATTGTAAAAGTTGCAAGTCAAATAAAAGAACCTGAGCAAGTATGGGTTGCTACATCAACTGGTGTATTGACTCGTGGATTGCAGATAGCTTGGCCAAATGCAGAGTTTGTTTCTGTGGCTGTAAGTAGAAACATGAAGGCTGGTGAATTAGGTAGAGCAAAGGTTATATCTGAGCCACGTGCTTTCACGGCTCATGAGAGTAAAGAGAACTTACCACCATTTCCAAACATAGATACTTACGATGGTAAGGTATGGAAATATATTCCAAAGAATACTGATAAAGATATATTATTTTGGAATGTAGGTAAAGAACCAGTATTACAAGATGAAACACTATATGAAACAACTGATAGCTATAGAAAATGGGATAAAGATTTATGATTACAGGAACATTTAATAAGATACCGAAGAAAAAGAATAGCCATGGATATGGCTGGGCTCGTACATGGGCAGAGAATCTAAATGTAGGTATTAACCACGAAGGTAACCCAGCTGAAGTAATTTATGTAGATCATGGAGTAAACTTTGGTGGTGGTCTTAATCTATTCGGTGGATTTAATGAAGAACTTAAACAACGTATAGATAATTTCTTAGCAGCTGATGAAGTTTATTCACTTGACATGGATATGCCAGAGTATGGTAATATGCTAGCCAAGAGAAAAGATGTTGAGGATAAAGAATGGTGTAGACGTGTTCAAGCTAAATGTTGGTCTGCAAAAACATTATTATCCACAGATCTTGACACTACTTGGTTGACAATTGGTGATTCTCATACAGCAGCATTTGCCCCACCAGGAAGCATGGTGATTAAAACAGATGGTCTTACACTTAATGGTCAACTACGTTCTAATTTTCAATATATAAAAGACCATATATGGAAATGCAATAATCTAAAAGGTATCACAATGTCATTTGGTAATATTGATATAAGACATCATCTTTGCAGATTAAATATAGATCCAAGAGATATGTGGATAGACTGGTTTAGATTTGGAGATAGCTTACCTTTTGAGGTAGAGTATTCAACTCCATGGCCGATAGAATTTGAAGGAAGAAGATTACCAAAGACTGGTTATTATAAAGGTGAACCATTTTGGGGTAGTCGTGAAGATAGAGTTATTCAGTTAGAACGTGTAATTGAAACATTTGAAAAAACTGATACACCTAGGGTCGCATATCCAGAAGAATGGTTAACCATGGATCCAGAAGTATTTGCAAAAGAAAAGATGGAAAATATGTCATCAGTTCATATATCACCAGAAGTATATAGACGAAAAGATTTCGGTCAAGAGTATGTACTTCCAATATAAATGTGATATAATATAACATATGAAATAACAAAGGAGTATAAATGGGAATAATGGATAAATTACAGAAGAACTCTCGTATAAAAGAGTCTTCTCAACTAGACAAAAGTAAATTGTTTAGTAACAAGGATATGGTAACTACACCTGTTCCTATGATTAACGTTGCGTTATCAGGCGACCCAGACGGAGGTCTGAGTTCTGGACTAACAGTACTGGCAGGACCAAGTAAACATTTCAAAACTAGTTTTGGATTACTCATGGCTGCAGCATACTTGGATAAGTATGAAGATGCTGTTTTGTTATTCTATGATTCAGAGTTTGGTAGCCCGCAACAATATTTTAAGTCGTTCGGTATTGATACTTCCCGCGTACTACATAGTCCCATTACTAATGTAGAAGAGCTGAAGTTTGACCTTATTTCTCAGCTCGAGAATATCGAACGCGACGACAAAGTCATTATTATGATTGACTCTGTCGGAAACCTAGCTTCTAAAAAGGAGCTGGAAGATGCTATGAATGAAAAGTCAGTAGCAGATATGTCGAGAGCCAAGGCCCTCAAAGGTCTATTTAGAATGACAACACCCTACCTAACAATGAGAGACATCCCATTGATAGCAGTCAACCACACATATCAAGAAATAGGCTTATTTCCGAAGGCGGTCGTATCAGGTGGTACAGGTATATACTACTCCTCAGATAATATCTGGATCATTGGCCGCCAGCAGGAAAAGAAAGGAACAGAAATTCAAGGTTATCACTTTATTATTAATGTAGAAAAGTCTAGATTTGTTAAAGAGAAAGCCAAAATCCCTATTAGTGTTACATGGGAAGGTGGTATTGAAACACATTCAGGTTTATTAGACGTAGCAATGGAAGGTGGATATGTAGTTAAACCTAGCGTTGGTTGGTACTCAAAGGTTGATAGATCTACTGGTGAAGTAGAAGATAAAAAGGTTCGTGTTGTTGAAACACTTAAAGAATCATTCTGGAAACCTATATTTGAGAATACAGATTTTAAAGATTATCTTAAACGTAAATATGAAGTTGGCCATGCCGATATGATTAAAGTATCACACCTAGAAGAAGGGTGGGATGATGAAGATTGAGACATTAATTCTTCGTAATTTAATGTTAAATGAGGATTATACGAGAAGTGTAATTCCTCATTTAAAAACTGTATACTTTGAAGATCCATATAGATCTGTATTTAATGAGATAGTAAACTTTGTTAATAAGTTTAATACACTACCAAGTGCTGATGCACTATCAATTGAATTAAAAAATAATCCAAGGATCAGTGATGAATCTCTTGCTCTTATACCTGAAATAAGTGTTACAGAGTCAGAGGGAACCCAAGAGTGGTTAATCGAAAAGACTGAGAAGTGGTGTCAAGACAGAGCAATCTACCTAGCTATTATGGACTCTATAAATATAATAGAGGGTAAGCATGATACATTAGATAAGAATGCATTACCTACCGTATTAGCAGAAGCATTAGGTGTAAACTTTGATATGAGGGTTGGACATGATTATGTTGATGACTCTGATGGTCGTTATGAATTTTATCATAGGCAAGAAGAACACTTACCATTTGACTTAGAAAAGTTTAACACAATCACTAAAGGTGGTCTCGTCAAGAAATCTCTTAATGTTGCTTTGGCTGGTACAGGTGTAGGTAAGTCTTTATTCATGTGTCATGTTGCCGCTGGTGCTTTAACACAAATGAAAAATGTGTTATATATAACTATGGAGATGGCAGAAGAAAGGATAGCAGAACGTATAGATGCTAATCTTATGAATGTGCCTATTGACCAGTTAGAGAATCTATCGAAAGATATGTTTGATAAGAAGATGCATAAGCTTACTGACAAAGGCGTTGGTAAACTTATTGTGAAAGAATATCCTACAGGAGCTGCAAGTTCTATTCACTTTAGAGCATTACTAAAAGAATTAAAGATCAAACGTGACTTCACACCTGATCTTATTTGTATAGACTATCTAAATATATGTGCCTCATCAAGAATGAAATCTATGGGTGGTGCAATCAATTCATATATTATGGTCAAAGCAATTGCAGAAGAATTGCGTGGCTTAGCAGTAGAGTATAACTTACCTATTGTTACGGCCACACAAACTACTCGTTCAGGTTTTGCATCATCTGATGTAGGACTAGAAGATACAAGTGAATCATTTGGTTTGCCTGCTACGGCAGATCTTATGTTTGCTCTTATATCTACTGAAGAGCTAGAGAACCTTAACCAAATAATGGTTAAACAATTAAAGAATAGGTATAATGATCCTACAGGTGGAAACAAAAAGTTTGTACTTGGCATTGATAGATCGAAGATGAGATTGTATGATGTAGAAGATACAGCTCAAACTCTGAATGTAAGGGATGAGCCACCTAAAAGAGTAAATCAATTTGAGGATTTTGACGTATGAGTACTTTATTAACAGGTAATGGATGGGGAAAGAAATATACCAACCTAGCCAAAGAAATATCTACATGGTCGAAGGACCCAAGCACACAAGTTGGTGCAGTTGTTGTAGGTGCAAAAGGCCAATTATTATCACAAGGTTATAATGGGTTTCCACGAGGCATTAATGATACTGACGATAGACTAAATAATCGTGAAAGAAAGTATGAATTAGTTGTACATGCAGAGATGAATGCTATATATAATGCTAGTTTAAATGGAGTTTCTTTAAAAGATTCTACATTATACGTGTATGGTTTACCTATTTGTAGTGAATGTGCAAAAGGCATTATTCAAGTTGGTATAAAAAAGGTTGTTGCTACGAGACCTAAGATATACAATTCAGATTGGGATAAATCAGTAAAGGCTGCTGAGGCTTTATTTAGAGAAGCTGAAGTAATGTATTTAATCGACGTGGAGGAAGAATGAGCAAGACAATGAATCCGTATGTGAAAGTACGAAGAGATGCAAATAAAAATCGTGTATCTAAAAAGAATATGAGTCATGGCACATTCAGATGTAAACGTCATCCAAACAGTAAGAGGTGTAAAAATGCTTAAGGCACTATTTAATCAAGGCTATTCGAAGAAGTTCATGGATCGAATAGAATTTAGAAGAAAGGAATACTACGAGAA